GTTAACGGTGCTCATTCTGCCGAACTTTTCCCCTTGGAACTGTTGCACGAGCGGCATAACAGGCGGATATTCGCGCGTTCGTTCGTTCCTCCTGCGATCAAAGGCACGATATGGTCGCGTGTCAGCTCACCATGCACACCACATGTCTCGCATTGCCCCCAGGTCGGGATGCTGCGATACACCGGATCGCTGTACGCCTTGCGTTGTGCTGCCATGTTGTGCACCCTGTCCCTCCCCTTCTGACACGCCCTGCACCTGACCCTACGCACAGGCATGATGCGTCCGCAGTCGATGCATGGCGTGTACGTCATAGTGCATCTGTCCCCGGGGCCAGTTCGATGGGTGTCCCGGGGACACGAAGCCAGCCTAGCTCCACGAAGGCCTGTATCCCGTTACCCACGTCGAGCTTCGCGTATGCGCTCGTGAGCTGATTACGGATCGTGCTGCGCGATACGCCACGTCGATAGGCGATGTCCTCCAGCGTCAGCCCGTAGGCGAGCTGCCGAAGCACCTCTAACTCGGCTCCGGTCAGCCGTGCCATTCGATCCATTCGTCAAGATCGAACGTGATCGTCCGAACGCTCCGCTGTCCTCGCCCCTTGCGCTCTTCGACCACGACGGCCCGAAGCGGCAAGGCGTCGCGCTCGTCCGGGATACGACGCATCGCGTCCAGGAAGCCGACGACTTCCCGAAGGCTCGGAGGCGTGCGGTAGCTCTTGACTTGCACGCTCAGGTAATCCCCCACCGTCACGTCTACCGGACCGCCGTCCTGACCGACCCTTCGACCCCCGAGAAGAGCAGCGATCCGACGTTCCGCAGCACTCCCGATGGCCTTCTGACGGGAGGTAGTCATGGCTTCGCTTTCAATGTTGCGTCCCTACTCTCTATTGGACGCAACATTGAGCCCTGACCACCAGTAGCCCGTTCGATCGAGCCTCCGAAGGTAGCGATCCCAGGCCTTCACCCGTTCGCCCTTCAGCTTCCCCCAGGCCGTCCGGGATCTCGTCCGAAGGTCCGCCCAGGCACGCTTCAGGATCGAGATCCCGCCATAGCGGCCCTTCACGATGTCGTACGCGACCAGTCCGAACGCGGCGAGGCGGACGAGCGCCCGCGTGACCGTCGACGTGGCGACCCCGATGCTATCCGCGATCATCGTCGCCTTCACGGTCTCGCCCTCATGCATCCTCGCCACCACCATCACCCGGTGCTGGATCGGAGTCAGGGCCCGTTGCCGGCCGAACCCATCGGACACGATGACCAGCGACGCGCAGGGATGGTATCTCGCCCATCCCATCGTCAGCGGCATGAGGCCGTCCGACTGTTGGAAGTCCCGGTGCCTCCGGGCGCGTTCTGCCTCGGCCTGCCTCGTGTAATAGTCGATCGTGGATGCTTTCACTTGTCTCTCCTACCGTCGCTGCCCATGCGTCGAGCTCTAGGTCGCGGAGCCATCGTCGCTGCGGTGATCCCTGACTCAGCCACACCTCGCCGGCGAGCTGGTCCACGTAACACAGGGTCCCTTCCGGGATCTTCAGGGGGTCGATAGGTCAGGTCCCCCCATCAGCCGATGGGCCGCCGAAGCCGGCCAGTGAGCGGCCCGCCCTGACGGGATCCGGTTCCTCCCGGCTCGGGGCGAGGGCGGCGTACTCGCGGATGACCACACCAGCCCAGTCGAACGGATGCGTCTGCGGGTTGTAGATGTCACGGGCTTGGAGACAGGCTCGTGCCAGCCGGTCCTCGTCCAGCGTCTCGGGGACGGGCTGGGAGGCGAGGGCGGCGCGGAGGTCGTCCATCGCCCACAGGTCCACGTAGACCTTCTCGTCGTGGTACGGCCACGAGGTATCAGCGACGACTCGCGCCGCATCCCGTAGGCTCAGGGGCTCAGTCATCGGTGGCCTCACCACAGCAGGTAGTCCCTGATCCCACCCTCGATGGTGAACAGGTCCACGGCCGGGATGCGGGCGGGAAACGCCTTCTCGTAGCGCCGGTCCATCAGCGGGCAGTCACCTGCATAGTCCTGCGTCACGACCACCTTCGTCAGTTGCTCGTCAGTCAGGTCGAACGTGATGGTCAGGACCTTCGTCTCGCACTTACCCATATTCATCTCCTTGTAGGCTCAGGGGCTCAGTCATCGGTGGCCTCCAGGGTGCGGCGATGCTCGCCATCCGCACGCCTCGCAATAGTCCGGGATGTAGCCGTCGCCATAGATGACGTACCGCTCGGGATGCTCGCAGTGCACCGTCACGCGGCTCCCATCGCGCCGGGTGAGAAATCGAACGGACCAGCCGTGGCAGCCACACACCGGGCGTCCGCCCTTGACGTACAGCACATCCACTGCCGGACGTTTCATGGCGCGGTATCCGTAGCCGGCAGGCTCGCATCCACCGTCTCGATCATCACCGCGATGACCCCTCGACCGAGCGGTGCGAGCTTGGAGAAGGCAACATTGTCGAGGTCGATGAGCCGCCGCCCGTGACTGCACAGGCACCAGTCCGTCAGGTGGACGGTGACGCTCTTGGCGCCGGAGCGGACCGTGACCCACTGACCGCGCCAATGCTTCCCGAGCATGTGCCGCAGGAGCGGTCCCGCGGCCGCGTCATGGCTCGTCGGGGCGTCGTACCACGTCGCCACGCCCTTGACGGCTTGGAGGGGAGCCGGGATGGTGTCTGGGGACGGGATCGAACCGCCGACCTGCCCGGCTTCAACGGGCCGCTCTACCGACTGAGCTACCCAGACATCGGACCCTCCGAGTCCGGCGAGGATGAGGCCGAGGGCGAGGCAGATGGTGGTCATCAGAAGTCCAGCTCCCCCGGACTGGCCTTCGGCTCAGTGTTCGCTGCCAGCGGCCGTCTCGGGGCATCCTGGGCGCTCTGGCGCGGTTCTGCGATGACCTCGCCCACCTTCGGCCAGCCGTCGTCGCCCAGGATGACCGAGACGAGCGCCCGACAGCCGATCAGGGTCGGCTTCTCGCCCTTCTCCGGCACCCGCCCCAGGAGCGCGGCGATCCACCGTCCGCCCTTGGAGCGCGAGGACGTATGCATCGAGGACGAGCCCTCGACCACGCTCCCCGAGTCGAGCTGGAAGGTCCAGACGCGGAAGTCGCTATCGAACTTGTCGGAGTGCCGGACCGTGGTCCCGGTCAGGGCTCCGGGGTACGTTCCCGGAGGGATGTCCTCGGCATCTCCGCCGATCACGATTTCGTCTGTCACAACGCACGACCTTTCTGACTGTTCGACCACTCCGACAGGGCGAGGCAGGCGAGGAACGCGGTCCGGTCGTGGTCCCCCACCGGGATCTCGATCTCGCGTACCCCGTCGAGGGTCACATGGAGGATGACGTAGCGTTCGACGGCCGGCATCGGGAACACCTGATCGGCCCCGACCGGCTGGATGAACTTCGCCATGCCGTAGGCGGCGAGCTGCAGGACGGACTCCCTATAGACCCCTCGGCCCGTCTTGATATCGGCCAACGTCGCCCGTCCGTCCGCGTCCCGGGCGAGGATGTCGAGCGTCCCCCCATAACCTAGATCCGGCTCGATCAGATAGGCCTCCGAGATCTTGACGGTCCAGCCCGAGGCCTTCAGCCAATCGCGATAGCGTTCCACCCGCTCCGCGACACTCGGGGCCATCGGCCCGGTGTCCTCGCCCCGGTTGATCCGGTCCGCGATCTCGTGGACGTCGGTCCCGAGATCCTTGGCCTGATCGTTCGTCCACGAGCTTCGGGAGGTGAGAGCCTTCACGACGCCTTCGGGTCCGACCGTCTGGAGGAGGTACAGGAGCGGCGGTTCGGGCCTGTTCTCCCCTTCGCCCGAGTCGAGCATCCTGACGGCGGCCTCTGCGGTCTGGCGCGCTGCCCAGGCCATCAGCGGCCCCGACTTGTCGAGCACCTTCAGGATGCCGGTCACGCCCGGATACGTCTTCCCCTCGAACGTGTAGGCGTGGTCGATGCTGCGGGTGATCATCGGAAGACCGCGATGGCGAGCGTGATCATCGCCCACAAGACGAAGACGACGAAGATCGCGGTCGCGACCATGATCGCGCACCCGAGTATCTGTGACCGCCGGCGCTGCCGTCTCATCCGCCGCTCGTACTCGGAGTATGGCATCGGCATCTCGTTCCCTCTAGGTCGAGACGGCACCCCGGATGCGAGTACAGGGTGCCGTCTCATCATTCCTAGGGCTCGCATCTGCCGCGAGAGTACGCCCCGCTGTCAAGTCCGGGGAACGCTCTTGAAGATCCCGTACCACAGACGCGGGGCGAGCTTTTCCCCGTACTGGCGCAGGACGAAGGGATCTTCCCAGCGGCCCGTCTTGCAGATGGGGTCATCGATCCACCACCAGCCGCGATGATCCTCGGCCGGGTGAACGCCGACCGCATGGTCCCCGTTGAAGGCCCCTGAACAGGTGTTATCGCGGAAGCGGTCCGAGTCCCCCTGGAGCACGATGTAGCGGCCGGCGTCGTGGTAGCGGGTGAGCATCTTCCACCCTGTCCCCGACATGACCGTGAACGGCACCCCGAGACGGGCCATCGCCCGATCGAGATCCTGCATCGACCAGCCCGGAGTCGCCGGACTCGTCTCCTCCGACCGCTTCACGAGCTTGTGGATCGCATCGGGCGAAGGGGTCAGGTTCGTGACCGCCCAGACACCGTTGCAGCCGCTCGTCCAGGTGCAGCCCGACGAACGGGTGATCGCGCTCGTCCCCGTCTGGTACTGCGACTGGTGCTTCTGGATGACGTACGGCATGTCCTAGACTCCTGTCTGCACGAGGGCCTGTCCGAGCGGGAGGACGACGACGTGGACGATCGCGTCGGTGGTCGAGTTCCCGACCTCGAACGTCCCGGACCCGGTGACGAATGCCATCCGCGCGGTGAGGTTGCCGACTCCTACGGTCCCGCTGATCTCGGTGACTGTGAGGGTATCGCGGTCCGTCCAGGCAAGGCCGATCTGATTTGAATTGATCGGGATATCGCTGATCGGCTCCGGGCTGGAGCTGAAGCCGATCGAGGAATAGCCCGTGACGAGCGCGGTGATCGTGTCATAGATGGCCCCGGAGTCGGGCCGGTGCGTCCCGCCCGGATCCTCCAGCCCGCGATCGATCCGGGCATCGGCCTTCGTGTCGACGTAATCCGGGAACGTCGGCGGCGTCAGCGGCGTCCCTCCGGCCCCGCCCGTGGTCGCGTCATCGAACGCCCCGAAGCCGAGGTCCAGGTCGTACTGCGGCGCATCCCACGTCGGGAAGGTGACGTGGTAGTCCATGATCGTGAACGTCGTCCCGATGTAGCTATCGACCGTGATATCGACCCCGTAGCCCGGTGCCACGCCGTCCTGGAACGTGGTGAGCTTCGCCCGGATCTCCTCGACGGCGGCCTTCAGGGAACGGGTCACGACGAAGTTCTTGAAGCCGTATGTGGTCGCGTTGTCGGGTGTCTCCGACAGGCCGAAGCCGACGTCCCCGAGGTCGGTCAGGGTGTCCGTGTTCGTGGCCGTGACCCGGACGTACAGGTGGTCCCCGTCGCCGTCCTGCCAATACGACTCTTCGACCCCGACCACGGTCCCGGTCCAGTCGACATGATGGCTCCAGGTCAGGGCGTCCCCGACCGCCGGCGCGTCGAACGGATCGACCAGGGTCAGGTCGAGACTCGTCATGCTGATCTTCGGACTGCGGTCGAGGATGCTCCCGAAGCCGTCGCCCCCGATCTCCAGCGGCGTGAACCCTTGGAACTCGCCGCCGAGCTGGAAGAGATCGACCTGGAAGACGGACGATGCCATCCCCTAGATGCCTTCGAGGATCGCGAACCGGCGCGCGATCTTGTCGGCGAACCGCTCCATCTCGGTGTCGGAGCCGTAGAACTGTTCCACGACGATGGTGACGCCCGGACTGCCGGCCTTGTCGGCGGCGATGACCCGTTCCCCGGCTTGGAGGATAGCCGGCACGTCCGCTCCCGGCATCCCCGGCACGATCCCGCCCTGGTGCAGTCGCGGGATGCGCCCGAGGTTCAGCCCGTCCCAATCGAGGTTCACCGGGCCGACGTGGATATGCACTTGGATCGCGTTGATCGCCCCGATCACGTTATTGACGATGCCGATGATGCCGTTGATCGCCTGCCGGATCGGGACCGCGATCGCGGAGAAGACGCGGGCCACGAGGTCGCGCAGTCCGGTGAACACCTTCCCGAGCACGCCGATGACGTTGCCGACGATCTCGAACTCCAGCTTGAACGCGGAGACGAACGTCGAAACGATGGTGGAGATGACCCCGAAGACCGTCTTGAACACGCCCGACAGGATGCCGAGGGCGGCCCCGACCGCCGGGAACACGACCTTGGCGATCTCGCGCATGACCGGGATGACCGTGCCATTGACGAAGCCGACCACGGTCCGGAAGGCCGGCGTGAGTTCCTTCACGATGGCGGCTACGACCGGGGTGACGGCATCGGCGACGTTGGACACGACGTCGGCGACCAGGCCGAAGGCATCGGCCGCGATCGGCAGGATGACCGAGGCGACCTTATCGACCACGGCCCCGATCTTCTCCATGCTCTCGGCCGTCTTCGCGTTCGCGACAGCGACCCGCCCCTCGGACGTCTGGGCCCATGCCTCGGCCGAGCCCTTCACGTTCTGCTGGACGGCATCGAGCAGCTCGGTCGCCGTCTTCGCGTTGCCGATATCGATGCCCTGGGCCTTCAGGGCTCGACCGTTCCCCTCGTACGCCTTCGTAACGAGGTCGGCAGCGGTCGCGAGATCGAGGCCCTTCGCCCGCGCGAGATCCTGCGCGATGCTGTTCAGCTTCATCGCCTCGGTCTGATCGTGGGTCACGCCGACGAGCTGCCCGATGCTGTCGCGGACCTGATCGTCCTCGAACCCGAGGGCCTGCTGCGCGGCGGCGTAGTCCTCGACCGCCTTCGTGTTGCCGTCGAAGTTCGGGATGTTGTTCTTCAGGGCGGTCCCGAGCTTGACTTGACTCACCTGATCGTCTTTGAAGGCCTGATCCATGCCCCCGAGCGCGTCCGTGATCCCGCCGATCGCGCTCGTCGCGAGGTTGAACACCCCGAGGCCGACCCCGAGCCCGAAGCCCTTCACGGCACTCGCGGAGAAGCGGCCCCCCGAGGAGGTCGCGTCCTGCGTCGCCTTATTGAACTTGGAGGCATCGCCGACGATATCGACAACGATCTGGCGGCTCATCCTTCGCGGACCTCGAACTGGTGCGTGCGCGCGACGTGCTCCACCGCGTCATAGACCTTCTCGGCGATATAGTCCTGACTCTCGGCGATGGCGGGATAGAGGTAGCGACCGCCCTTCACCCGATCGCGTGCGATCGCGTGTTTGCGTCCGACGTGGCCGCCGAAGTCGAGCCAGGGATAGTAGGCGTCCTTCTCCTGTCCGGTCCCCGGTCCGCCCTTCGGGAAGGCGATGCCGGCCGAGCCGCGCCCGGTCGCCCTTGGACGAAGGGCGGCCCGCGCGACCCCGCTCAGGTACGGCATCTTCCCGCGAGCGGTATCGGCGACGTGCTCGGCGACCGCCTTCAGCTCGACCTGGAGTTCCTTCGGGATATCGCGATCGACCGCGGCGAAGGCAGCCGACAGCTCCTTCAGCCCGCGGACCTCGAGACGAACGCTCTTATCGCTTGGCATCGATCTTCGCCATCTCCGCGCGATAGACGTAGTACGCCCGCCAGGCGAGGTACTCGTCATTGCCCATCGTTTCGTGGAGTTCCCTGACCGTTCTCCCCAGGGACTCGGCGAGGGCGAAGTCGGTCGGGTCGAGCAGGCCGGTCATGAATGCCCGCTCGTACATCATTTTGGGTCCGCGCGACCGTCACCCGGTTCGGCGAGGCCCGAGAGGTAGATGATCCCGTCGATGACCAGTCCGGCATCCTTCACCGGGGTCGAAGCGATCCACGCCGCCGCCTCCTCCTCGGTCACGCCGACGCCCTTGGCGACGATGAACGCCTCGGCCGCGTCCGCCGTCCCGTCATCGAAGTGCGACTTGACATAAAGCGCGTCCGCGCGGGTCAGGCTCGTGATCTTGACGGTCCCTCCCCCGACCACGATCTCTCGGGTCGGGAGGGGGATCGTCGGGAGCGTGCCCACGGATTACTGCGTGGTCGGCGTGACGGCGCCTGTGGCGAGGATCGAAGCTTTGAACGTGACGATCCCGCCGACCGGGCTGGACTCGGTGTAGTTCGTGATGATCCCGTTGAAGCTGTTCGTCCGCTGCCCCGAGGCCGTGCCTCCCGGCTTGTGCACGATGGCGACCGGGACGCCGCCGGTGATACACGCCCAGATGGCCGAGGCCGGTCCGGTGCTCGCAGTCGGGTCGTAGTCGCCCGACAGGTCGAGCTTCGCCCCGGCGACGCCGGCCAGGGCCGACTTCCACGAGCTCCCGAAGGTGGTCGTATCCGCCGTGTCGACGTCGATGGCGAGATCGAGGTTGTCACAGAACGTCGAGAGGTCGACCGCGTTGACGGTGACGACCGCGTTCTTGCCGTGTCGGAAAGCCATGTCCCTCTCCTAGTTATTGCGCGCGTAGGCGAGCATGAACGTGATCCCGTCACCGCCGGCACCGCCGGTCCGTGTCGCGACATATCGTACGTACCGCCGCAAGGTCGAACCGGCCGCGCCCTGGAGCCGCTGTTGGGTCACCCCGGTCGCCGCCGTGAACGCTCCGCCGGTGACGTCCGAGTACGTATTCGAGACGGCGGCATCCTGGAGTTTCACGACCCACGAACCGGCGTCCACCGCGATGACGTGAAGGTGAGCCGTCCAGCCCGTCGTGGTCGCCGACGTATCGTCCTTCTCCGCGCCCGTGGTCGTGTTCGTATCCTCCCCGAGCGGGTGCAAGACGTCGCCGACCCCGAGGGCGGCCGAGGTCATGGCGGCCCACTTGACGGCGACGATCCCCCCGACCGGCGATGACTCGGCGTAGGCCGTCGTGGAGACGGACATCAGGCGCGCCCGGTCGCCGATGGCCGACCCCCCGGACGGGCAGTAGGTCAGGACGCCCGTGGTCAGGCCGAAGTCGGTCCCGATCGACCCCGACAGGGCGGTCAGGGTCGGGTCGTAGAGGCCGGAGAAGTCCGCCTTCGTCCCCTCGGTCCCGGCCAGGAACGACTTCCACGAGCTGCCGAACGTCGTCGTCTCGGCGGTGTCGACGTCGATCGCGATACCGGCATCGGTCAGATAGCCCGACAGGTCGAGCCCGTTGAAGTAGACGGCGGTGCTCTTGCCGTGCTTGAACGCCATCAGCCGTACACCTCACAGTCGAACCGGCACCCGATGTAGGAGATCCCGTTATTCGTGAACTCCGAGATCTCGGCGGTCATCGCGCGGACCGTCACGTCGAAGTCCCCGAAGGTGTGCGAGCCATCCACCGCGCTCTTTATCGTCCCGGCTTCGCTCAGGATCTCCGAGATGCGGTCGCGCGCGTCAACGGTCGCCGTCTTCCCGGCCACGAACCACACCGGGATGACGAAGCGGTCGGCCCCCCGCCCGAACACGGTATCGAAGTCGATCGTGGTCGGGTAGGCCACGAGCGCGCACGGGACCGAGATCGACTCCACCGGGTAGGCGTAGTGGCGCTCCACGATGGCCGAGACGAGCGTGTCCAGGCCGTCCATGAAGCTCGCCAGCTTCGTGTCCGAGGAGGAGACGGTCGCGCCCTGGAAGAGTCCGACCTGGAAGACGGACGTCGCGGTCATGCCAGGGCCTTCCACGCATACGTCGTCGTCTTCCCGCAGCCATAGAAGCGGCCGGCATGGTACCGGATCTCACCCTCATGGGCGGCACTCGCGGTCGGGAGTTCGGATGCCGCGAGCTGGAGATGGTCGGCGGCGTAGGACGATGCCGTGCCGTCCGCCCGCCGGACCTCCAGCCGGCCTTCGGGATACATATGCAGGAACTCGTTCCCCGGACTCTCGACCGTCCAGAACGCCGAGCCCTGACCGTCCGCCCGGACCGCGATCGCCGCGTTCAGGTCACGCGACTGCGCCCCGTCCCAGTCAGTCGCCGCCAGGACGAGGACGGCTTGCGAGTCCATCGGCCCGCTAGTGGCCGTGCTCTGGCGAGCCCGGAACCGGAAGGCGTCGGCATCGATGACGTGCTCGACCTGTGACGGACTCCGGTTCCCGACCGTGAACAGGGCGACCGCTCCCCCGCCGCCGATGACCACCCGGCCCCCGAACAGGTTCTCGACCTTCAGGACCGCTTCGCCGGCCCCGAGGTCGAGCGCCCGGAACTCCCCGGTAACGTCGAGATCGCTCATCCGAACCAGACCGCATAGATATCGACGTTCCCGCTCGTCCCGATGGTGATCGTGCTCGGGAGCGGGTAGGAGCTACTCACGAGCGTCGACAGCGGCGTGTCCAGGCCGCCGAAGGCGTATGACGCGGCGAAGGTGGGCCCCCGCCCGAGCATCGAGCCATTGCCGGTATCATGCGCGACCGCCGCGTAGTACAGGGTCGCCGGCGACAGGGCGACCGAGCCGGTCAGGTTGATGTCGCGCAGGGCCCCGGTCGCCGGCATGGCCGTGGCGCCGGTCGAGCCGAGCCGAGTCCCGGCCGCGTTGTAGATCCCGATATCGATATTGTCTTGAGCGTCCGCCACGATGATGCGCGCTTTCGTGACCGTCACGGCCCGATTGACCTGGAAGGCCTGAAGGATGCAGCGGTTCGCCGTGAAGCCGATCGACGTTCCGGACGAGGCGATGTCATAGGGTGAGAATGGCCCGATGAACAGATTCAGCAGCTCGTTCTGGATGCCGCTCGTGTCGTGCGCCTCATTCCACTCATCCGACCCGATCTCGGCCGATGGGTCATCCGCCAGCGTCGCCGCCGTCGCGTGGGTGATCGAGATCGCCACTTACCAGTACCTCCGATATGGTCCGACCATGACCGCCACGTCAGGGTCCAGCTTGGCGAGGAGGCGCAGTTCGCTTCCGAGGTCGGGACTCCCGGCGACCCCGAAGGGAGCGTCCCGGCGCTTGTACAGTCGGGAGGCCTGAAGGAGCGTCGCGGCCTTTATGGTATCGGGGACGTCCGTCCAGCCGAAGTCGCCCGTCACCGCGATATCCCCCTCCACGGTCGAGACCGTCACCCCGAAGACGTACATCGTCCAGGGCTTGCCGTTGGCGACCGCGTTCAACGGTAGCGGCGTGAAGTCCGTCACCGCCGTCCCATCCGACTCGACGGTCGCCGTGTCATCGAACGTGTCATCGATATCGACCACGTAGGCCGAACGGTTCCGATCGTAGCGGGCGGTATACAGCCGCTCTTCGCCGGTGCTCGACCCGAACTGCCGGCCGCATGACCCGTCGATGGCACGGGAGGCGGCCGTGATCGCGAGACTCAGGATCGTATCGTCCGCCGTGTCATCGATGCGGGCGAACGTCCGAAGCTCGGCGAGGGTGCAGTAATCGGGGGCCCAGGTCATTCGGTGGCATCCTCAGGGGCCTTCAGGAAGGCGAGGACGACGTTCACGCCGCCGATCACCACCATCGCCCACTGGTAATCTTGGATGGCCTGCTGGACGAGCAGGAAGGAGCACAGAGCAGCGCCCGCCCCGAGGACGAGCCGCCAGCGTTGATTGGTCATCACGGTCCCTTGTCTAATGCTTGGAAGATGAACGGGGCGATGATGTTCGCCACGAGCACGACGCCGGCCATGATGCCGATACCGCGCCACAACGCCTGTTCGATCCGGTCGAGACGGCGTTCCGTCTCTTGGGCGAGTTCAAACAGGTCATCGAACATGATCTCCATGAGACGTACGCGCTCGTCCACGGTCATGCCCGTCCGGTCGATGCGTGGTGCCATACATCGCTCGCGCTCTGGTAGGGGGCCGGGTGGACGAAGGGGCCCACCCGGCCGGTCAGGATGCTGTTAGGTGCCTTCGCCGGTGACGTAGGCGGCCGCGTTCTTCACCTTGCCGTCGAACCGGGCCCAGGCGTCGTACGCGACGTAACCCGTGGCGAGGTACGGATTGGCGATGATCTGGACGTCCCTGACGTGGCGGCAGATGTACGCTTCGGTCCAGTCGCCGAAGCCGGCGCCGATCACGTTATCGGCAGCCCACGTCGGCATCTCCTGGACGATATGCACCGGGTAGCCGAGCAGCGTGTACCGGGTCGGCCCACCGGGGCCAGCATCGATGCCGAGCGTGCTCGTCTGGAGCATCGGCCGACCGCTCGTCCCGCTCGCCCCGTCGAGGAGCTGTTCGAGCGCCGCCGCCGTCGTGTCGTTGAACACCCACGAGGCGCTCGGGCGGTAGACCGGATCGAGCGCGTGCACGAGGTTGCTGAAGGCCGCGAAGCCGTCCGGATCGTGCTCGATCGTGCCCGACGTGCCATAGGCGATGCCCTGCGGCTCGCCCGAGCCGGACCCGTTGCAGACGTCGTAGGCCTGCCGGCGCGCGATCCGCTCGCCGAGCCGGCCGGTGACGAAGCCCACGATGTCGAAGATGGCGTCCTGCATCAGCTCCAGGGAGAGCTTCAGGCCGACATTGCCGGTCCCTGCCGCCGTGTAGCGGTAGGCCCCGATGATGACCTCGCCGAACACGATGTCGGCACCGGCCGCAGTCGCCGCACCCTCGGCCGCGATATCCGCGCTCGAGTACAGCGCCGCGGTCGGGACGGACGGGAAGTGGAGATCCTCGCCGCTCGCCGTGGTGATGTTCTCGGCGAGGTTGATGAAGCCGCCGAACTGTGTCCGGGCCTGCACGAGGCGGGCCAGACTGCCGTCCGGGACGGCGTAGCCGCCGCCGCTCGCCGACCCTTCGGTCTGGGCGAACCGGAGATCGCTGTTCGGGGTCCCCGTGCGGAGGTACTGCGCGAAGGCGTAGTCCTCGGCCGCGTCGCCCTTGGGCGTCGCGTGGATGACCGCCGGCGCGACCGAGGTGTACGCCTCGTGGCGCTTGCGGACCTCGCCGCGCGCGATCACCGCGAGCCGCTCGGCCTCCAGCTCTTCGTACTTGGCGACGTCGAAGTCGTCCTCGGCCTGCAGGGCCTGCATCTCGGCGAAGATCAGCTCCACCGTGCGCTTGGGATCGCTCATGCTGTCCGTTCCTCCAATACTCGATAGCGTGCTCGTGCCGCCAGGACGCGGCGATCTTCTGGCGAGCTGTGGAGCATCGCCCCGGTGCCGGCGAAGGCCGGCATCGCGACAGGCGAGATATCGAACAGGTCCGAGCGCGTATGCAGTCGGACGACCTGACCGTTCTCGTCCCGCGTGTCCTTCCACTTGATCGGGTAGACCCCGAAGGACATCTTGTCCATGAGGCCGGCCGCGACGTTCTCGCGGAGATCCTGGGCGTACGACTGGCGACCCAGGGTCATGCTGTAGTGCAGCTTGCCGTCACGGACCTCGATGGCCGGACGGGCCAGCGGCTTCGTCGTGTCATGCGAGTAGAACGCGAGCGGCTTCGCGTTGGCGAAGGCGGTCGGCGCGAACTCGTGCCAGATGCCGTCACGCATCGTCCGTTCGCCGAAGACATGGACGATCCCCGAGAGCGTGTCACCCTCGATATCGTAGGTCGCGGCGAACTCCAGGTGTTCGGTCATGGCATGAAGATGACGGTCGCGGAGATGACGCCCGACCCGCCGGCCGGCGTCATGCTGACCTTGATAAAGGGTTTCGTGCTGTCGCGCTTGACTTCGCACATCCACGAGCCGGCCGAGGTCGATGCCCCGAACGTGCCCGTCTTCGTGCACGCGGCGTACGACCCGCCGGACGTCGCGCTCGACTTGACGGTCCCGGTGACGCCGGTACTCGTCGCGTCGGCGGCGTGATTCATGACGACGAAGATCCGCTTGCGCGGATAGGAACGCGTGTCGATCGCGGACGAGAGGACTTCGGACGAAGAGGTCGAGTATGCGACGGCCGTGATCCCGTTCACGACGTCCATTGCCGCTTCGTAATCCTGGATCTTTACGGTGTCACCCATTCGGCGGTACTCCTGTCGGTGCGGCCGGCACAGGTGCCGGACCGGGCTGATTGAGCTTGGCGCGGACTTCCTCGACCGACAGGACGCCGGCCGACTTCTGATCGATGAGCAGGCCGATCTCGTCGGCCGGACTGCCTTGCAGGAGGCCCTTGTAATCGAACTCGGCGAACACGCCGTCAGGGAGCACGGCTTCGATGGCCGACTCGAACCGGCTCGTATAGCCCATGAGGCAATAGCGGGCGAGGCCGATGTTCTGCTCGGCGACCCCGGTCCCCCAGGACGTTTGCTTTTCGATCAGGGCGAGGAGATGCGGCGGAAGGCCGAGCATCCGGGCGAACTCTTCGTTCTCATAGGCCCGACTCTCCATGAACTGCGCATCTGCGTTCGTCTGCGACCATGGCGTGAAGACGAGATGGCGGTTGACCATCGCGAACTGGCCCGCGTTGTCGGTCCCGCCGATGCGCGCGTTGAGCTTCTCCTGGATCAGCTTCGCCTCATCGCCGTCGACGTCCTCATCCGGGGCCGTCGTGACGATCCCCCGGATAAGCGGTGCGGTGAAGCTGCGCGCGGCGGCCTGTTCGCCGGCGATGGCCGTCTGGAACACCTTCCGGTGACTCGTGTACAGCGGCACGCCTCGGAGGCCGTAGGCATTCGGCCCCATGATGTGCGTCAGCTCGGCATCGCCGTACGTCGTGGTCTGGCCGTTCGCGTCATGGATCTCGAACACCTTCCGGGGCCCGGACCAGCTCACCTTATTGACGGCCGAGGGATGCACCGGCCAGAAGCCCGACAGGACGCCCGCCCCGTTGTACTGGTGGAGCAGGAACGCTTCCCGGTACACGGCAAGGTGGAGCATGACCATCTCGACCCATTGGAACTTCGAGATCCCGAAGGGCCCTTGTGGACGGTCGAGCACGCTCGGGACCTCGGTCCGCTGTCCGTCGCCATCCTTCACATAGGCCTTCAGCGGCAGGCTCGCGATCGTCCCCGCGATCAGCTCGACGCCCCGGCTGAAGGCCGGGATACCGAAGGCGTCCGCCTCCGACACGGAAGGCAAACCCGTGTTCGAGAGCCCGATCCACCCCGCCATGATGGCGGCAAGTTCCGGGTCGGAGACGGACCAGGGGCCGCTGAACTCGGCCGGAGCCTGAGCCGGCGCGTCCAGACCGAGCCATTCGCGAAGTCCCACGGGCGCGACGCTATATGGTGGAGGCTAATCTGTCTAGCCTACATATAGACTACGTGGCCGCTTGCGCCCCCGGTACTGCGCGACCGCCAGGGCGAGCGCGATGCAGGCGTCGATATGCCCGCGACTGTCCGCCTTGCGAAGCGTGAAGCCGCGCTCGTTATGACGCGGCACGGCATCGAGGACGTGCTTCGCGAACATCGGATCGCGCTCGTGCGTGACCATCCCGTCGCGGATGAGGGTATACAGGTCCCCGATCACCGGCGTCATCCGGTCGACGGACTGCGATATCTCGACCATCGGGATGCCTTCGTCGTGCAAAACCTTGGCCGGCCAGTCCATAAATCTCGGATCGTAGGCCACCGCGCCCACCTTGTAACGGTCTGCTAGGGTCCGGATATGGGCCATGACGTCGGAGATATCGGTCGGTTCGTCACGCTTCGGGACCCAGAAGCGGGCGACGGCGTGGAGCCGTTCGCCGTCGCGGACCTGGACTGCGACCACGGCCGTCGTGTCACGGGTGATCGCGGCGTCGACGCCGATCCATGTCGGTGCCCCTGCCACCAGTTCGTATGGCTCCTCCGTAGCGGCCCAGATGGCGTGACCATCGTCCCCGAGCCACGACTCGACACCCTCGACCCATTGGCCGAGGCGGAAGATCCTGAAACGGGCGGGCGGCATGAGGCCGAGATCGGTGACCAGGGCGGACTCGCGGAGGAAGCCGGCCCCGATAGCCGGATTGGCGACGCGCCATTCCGCGCGGTCATCGATGGCGCAACCGTCACGAGCAGCCCATTCCCGGAAGTGGAACCGGGCTAGTTCGTTCCCCGCGATGATCGACTCGCGCACCCGGAAGAGCGCGGAGTCGTGGTCGATGCCGGGAGTCCCCATCCCGAGCACGAGGGACCGGCTTCGCTTCCCGCCGGCCATCAGGAGCGCGCCCCACGAGTCGACGGGCTGGAAGCCGATCTCGTCGGCGATGGCGAGGCTCGGATCGAGGCCCTGGAGGCCGTCGACATCGTTCGCCATCGGGAACAGTTCGCCTCCCGATGACGGAACGACGATGCGCGAGGTCCCCGTTCCGGTGAACGGGATACTCCGGCGCTCCAGTTCGGACTCGTGGGCGACCATCGCGGCGGCCGTGTTATAGACCGATCGCATGGCCTGACCGACCGTCGTGGCGATGATCGGGACCTGTGGAGCCCCGGTGCTCGTGTCCATGAACGCCGCCCACACCGCGAGCGCGGCCTGGAACGTGCTCTTCCCGTTCCCGCGCGGGAAGCTCAGGACGGCGGCGTCGACGTCATCGGCAAGGATCGCCTCGAGCTGTTCCTTCTGCCACGGCGCCAGTCGGAGCGGCTTCCCGAAGCCCTCGCCCTTCGGACTGGCGCAATACGTCTGGATGAACCGTATCGCCTTGCCGTGACGGGTCCCCTTCCACCGTGTCCAGGGCCCCAGGGAGTCGTCGGGAAGCCGTTTCGCCGCACCGCCGCGGCGGTCAGACGGCATCCGTTATACCCGGATTTTCGGC